GTCTGCTATGACTGACATAATTGACTCCTTGTATTATTGTTATTTAGAATTGTAATATTGCGTAATCGTATGCTAGTGTTAAATCTACAGTTGCGATATCTTCACCAGTATAGTCCATATCTGAGAACTTTGCTGTTTCGATAAATGCTCCTTTTAATGTCCACTCTTCTACTTTATCACCTACAGGACCCAAACTGTTAAATGTGATATCTTTTTTGTAGAAGTCAGAGTAACCATCTCTACCTGTTACTGATTCATGGTGTAATCTTACCCATTCCATTGCTGCTTGTGCTGCTGATGGAACTACCGGGTCGTATAATGATATAGTTAAACTACTCCACTCACTTCTTCCTTTTACATATCTTCTAACATTGATATGGTCTATTGTAACCTTACCATTTGCTATTTCAGGTCTGTTGGCTGCTTTCACTAAGTACGCTGGGATTCCCTCAATGTACATAATGAATCTGTTCGACATCTTCGGTTCGAATGATGTAAACATTACTTCTGTTGGGTCTAATAATTGTGCCATTTTTGTTTTCCTCTGTTTCTAATTCTTTAATATAAATATAGTTTATTTCAAAAAATAGTTAGTTCCCCCAAAAATATTAGGGGAACTGAACCATTATTTATATACTATTCTGGAAATGCTGCTCCAGTTGGTAATACATTGAAATCAAGAACTATAAATTCTGCTGTTTTAGCCGGTTGTAAGAATATCTCACCAACCATTATATTTCTATCAATTACATCTGGTGTGTTGTTGGTTTCATCCATCTTCACTTTAAATGCGTATAAACCTTGTCTTTGTTGAATTGATTCTAAGTAAGGATTAACGATTGATAAGAATCTATTTCTCGTAGCTGCTGTGTTGTTTTCAAACACTAAGTAACGAGTAGATGATGCGATGAATTTCTTCACTGCAATTAACAATCTTCTTACATTGATTCTATCCAATGCCGATGGTTTAGCTTGTAATGTTTTCTGTCCAAATACAGTTACACCCTGACCAGGGAATGTTGCGATAGGATTCAATCTACCTTCGTAAAGTGCATCTCTCTCAACTCTAGTCAATCTTGTCTTAGCTTCAATTACTGAAGTTAATCCACCTCTATTTAAACCAGCAGGTGCGAACCATTCGGCTGCAACTTGGTCATTAAATGCTATAACACCCGGAAGTACTACAGATGGCGGAACCCAAACAGGTTTGTTTTTATCAGTATTCAATATCTTAACCCAAGGGTAGTAAGATGCTACATAGTTTGAATCAAATGCTTGAACAGCGTTAACTGCCGTAGATATTGAATCACTCCATGCAGATGCATCCATAATAAAGAATGTATCTTGTCTATCTTCACACATATCTTTAGCGAAAGTACTTACTGAAGAATGTAATCTGTGGATAACACCCGGTAATACTAACATATTGATATCAAATTCATCAGGATTAGATACAGCGTTAATTGCTTTTCTGTATGCTAATGTACCTGCTGCTGTGTTAGATGATAAATCATATCCTTGCGAATTTCCTGCTGAGATATCATTTGCTAATGAAACAACTCTCGATGGTTTAAATCCATCAAAACCGCCTTGGAAAGGTACTAAGAACTTACGAGAGTTAATCGAAGTAATAGTATCATTTAATGATATTGCTGCTGAATTAGGTGATGCTGATGATGGGTAGTTAGCCCCAGCGTCTTGATTGTAATCACCTAAATAAAATGCCGTTCCTACAACTGCTCCTGTTTTAGGTGTTGGTGCTAGGAAGTTTCTATTATCTGTTCCAGCGAAATCAAAATCATATCCCCAAAATTTCTTAGGGTTATAAGATGAGTTGATTTGTTGTGATGCTACAAACGATGGATTAGGTAATGCGAATGCTGAACCAAATGGATTTTGTATTGCTCCGAATCCGAAAGGTACTAATGATTCATCAATTGCTTTGTTCTTAACTGCATTTGAAGCTTCAACTCTAATATTTTCTGAATTGTTAGCGTAATCACCATTAGTTGATAATTTACCATCATCATCTACAGTAATGTACTTATCACCAATTACTCTTACGATGTAGTTTGGTGAATCAGGGTCTAAGTTAACACCTTGGAAGGTTTCAACTAAATTAGGTCTGATATCAGAATCAACTACTCCTACAAATGGTGAACCAGCAATCTTATCTTGGTCAACTCTTCTTACTACTACAGTAAATGAACCATACTCAGAACCTGGTACTGAACCAGCTGGTTTCACATCTTGAATACCAACTTTAAATTCGTAGTTAGTTGCTGTACCATGTGATAATGTATGGAACTTAAATAAGTTAGTAGTGTTACCACCAACTTTTTGTGATGTAATAAATGGTGTTGATGCTTCAGTATATGCTTTTCCATAATCAATATCTTTAGCTTTATCCAATGTTACTACTGGAATTTCACCAGCTTTAGCAAATGATGCTGATTGGAATGTTTTAAAGTTTGAATAAACGTAAGCTTCTTCAGAACCTCTTGGAGAAAATCCAAATGATTTTGTAAAGTAGTTATCGTTTGTTGGGTTTAATGATGCTGAATACGATTTTGTTGCTGCTTCAGAACCATCTACTGTTAATGTAAACAACGAAGCTGATACTTTTGGTGATGCTTTATGGTCTACTATTAATGAATCATCAAATACATCTGTATCTGATACGATTTCATGTGTTGGGTGTAATACTGCTACTACCTTAACACCATTAGATGATGATACTGATAATGCTATTGGGTTTTCAAGTTTGTACCCGTCTTTTCCTAATACTCTAACGATTGTTGCTGTTCCAGCATCTTCTAAATAAGCTTGTGCAGTATATGGTAGGTATGAATCTTCTGTCAATCCACCGAATACTTGTTGAAACTCTTGAAAAGATGATACTGTTGTTGGAACGAATGCTGGTCCTTTTACTGCTGAACCTACTAATGCTGCTCCAATTTCGCCAATCCCTTGAGGTAGAAACGACAAGTCCTTTTCTCTTGTAAATACTCCGGGACTTACTATTCTTTCTGCCATTTGATTCTCCTATTAATTTCTTTTGGTTTTTATTATATATATAAATACATCAAAAAACTCAAAACGATTATATTTATGCGATAGGAGTAAAAGTTCCATTTTCTATGTCAAATTCCCCATTACCATATTTCTCTTTGAAATCGCTAGTAATTTGAACTTCATCATTTCTCATAGACTTAAACTGTTCGGATAGATTTTCTTTTGCTTCTTCAATATTTTTCAATATCATTTGTGCATTTAAACGTTCTACCTCTATCTCACCTATCCTTGCTGTAACCTCAGCAAAGTCGCTTCTGAATTTATTAACTCTTTCAATATCTTTTTCATCGATATTGATAACTTCTTTTTCGGTTATTTTTTCTACTTCTGCCATAACTTAATGTTTTTTTTAATTTGTTT